AGATGATATTGGTAGCACAACTGATTTAGTTGTCAAAACCGATTCAAATGGCAACGGTACATACGCCAAAACTTTAACTTTAAATCAAGATTATATTTTAGACCCACTAACCGCACCATCTTTGAATCGCCCATACACTCAATTAACAATGGTATCTAATACTGAAACCTGGCCAATATTTCCAGGGCTAACACAAAATGGATTACGCCCAGGTGTGCAAGTAACTGCAAAATGGGGATGGCCTTCAGTGCCGGATGATTTGAATATGGCTTGTTTAATTCTTACCGCAGACCTATACAAGCGTAAAGATGCGCCCGGTGGCATTTTAGGATTAGGTGATCTAGGCGTTGTTAGAATGTCCCCAATTGGCAGAGATGTAACTGCAATGGTTAGAGCGTATAAAAAAGAAGTTATTGCATGATTCCTAGCACCGTTAGGACTAATTTAAAAACCGCACTAAGCACAATCACCGGTATGCGTATTTTTGACTATGTGCCTGATTCTACAAATATACCAACTAACAATGCTTTTGCAATAGTTGGCCAACTATCTATGAATTATGATTTTACTTTAAATAGAGGATTTGATTCTGCTACATGCCAAATAATTGTTGTTGTTGGCAGAATGAGTGAAAAAGATGGGCAATCAAGATTGGATGGTTTATTACAATCATCCGGTTCAACTTCAATAAAAACCGCGATTGAGGCTGATAAAACATTAAGCGGTGCTGTACAAACTCTAAGGGTTGTGTCTGCATCCCCTGGAACAATAACATCCGCTAATATTGACTACCTAAGTTATCAATATTCAGTAGAGTTGATAGGTTAGTACGAGAGGAAAAATATGGCCATATTTATGGGTAATAAAGTTGCCGTGATTGTTGGTACAACTACTATCACTAGTTTTGTCAGCACCGTCAGCCTTGCAAGAGAAATTGATCAGGTAGAAATTACTGCCATGAACGATACCGTACAAAATATGATTGGTGGGATTGAACGCCCAACACTCAATCTTGAACTGTATAATGATTTTGCTTCTGCATCTGTAAACTCATTGTTTGAAGATGCTTTAGGTTCAAAATTAAACATCAAGTTAATTCCGGTATCAGGCACAGTAACCGCAACAAATCCTAGTTATACAATGTCATGCTTAATCTCATCTTGGATGCCTATTAACGGTGCGATAGATGCAGTACAAAGCGTTTCAGTGTCACTACCAGTAACCGCATTAACAAAATCAACAAGCGCGTAATAATGAAAGGGTGGGACAATGCACAAAATTGAAATTGTTAAAAAGGATGGTAAAAAAGTAACCTATGATCTTACGCCATCTGCAAAGGTGGCCTTTGAAGCCGAATTTAAAACAGGTTGGCGTAAGAGATTAGGCGAACTACAAATGGAAAGTGATTTGTGGTGGTTTGCTTGGCGTTTAGAAAAAGATGCCGGCAAAACCGATCTAGCCTTTGGTGATGAATACATCAATCAATATTCAGATGTTGATTTGGTTTATGATTCAAAAAATGGATAGACCGACACGGCTCAATATATGAAGTCGCTTCCGTGTCGGTGGCAACAGGGATCAGCCCTAAAGATTTACTAGAAGTTGATCCGGCGATTTATTCAGCAATAAAAGCCATCTTGCAAGAACGCTATTACAACAACAAGAAGGCAACAGTTAGGCGGAAATAATGCAACCTAAATATGCAGGATTGCCTGGCCGAACTAGATCATTGGCGGCAGTGCCTTCCATTTATGTTGAAAATTTAGATCAATTGTTGGCAACTATGAAAAAGATAGAACCCGAATTACATAAAGAATTTAGAAGAGAATTAACTAAGTCTGTAAAACCTGTTGCGAAATTGGCACAAAGTTTTGTACCTAGTTCACCATTTCCAGGTTGGCGTGATGTTGAACCTTCATATCCACCTGCCTGGGGTTGGGCTAATGACACTGCACACCGGGGTAGAACTATTGGCGAAGGCAAAAGAAGCCGTTGGAAATGGTCACAAACAGAGGTTATACGCGGCATAAGGGTTAGTTCGGCTAAAACAAAAGTTCAAAGAGTTAAAGGCACAACATTTTCTGTTACTGCATTAGCGGTAATTAACAAATCTGTACCAGGTATAATTTATGAATTGGCAGGATTTGGCACATCAAAATCAAGAAGTAGAACTAGGCGTATTAGCCGTAATAACAATGCTAGTGAATCTTTTATTGGCAAATTACAAAGCACTGCTAGTTCAAGTGGATATAAAGAAAAAAGATTGATTTACAGGGCATCACAACAATTAGGTGGCCAGGTAAATGATAATCTATACGGTGTGCTTAAAAAATATCTAGGCGAAAAATTTAGGGGTTAAACATGGCATTAAGTCAGTATGTTGCGATTAACTTCCTTACTAAATTTGACAAAAAAGGTTTAGAGCGTGCGACAAAAGAATTAAAAGGTTTTGATAAAGTAGTTGCTACTGGCGCATTTAGATTAAAAACTTTTGCTAAAGCCGGTGGGGTAGCCGCCGCCGCAGGATTAGCCATATTTACTAAGAATTCTATTCAAGCGGCATTAGCCCAGGAAAGATTAGATAAACAATTACAACTTACATTAAAGAGCATAGGCCAGGAGTTTGCCTTACCTGATGTAAAAAACTTTATAGGAGATTTACAACAGGCAACTAATGTTACTGAAGATCAATTAGTGCCTGCAATGCAAAAATTAATTGCACAAACAGGAGATTTACAATCATCACAGTATTTACTTAATAAAGCATTAGATATTTCAGCCGGTACAGGTGCAGATTTAGATAGCGTTTTAAATGCTATAAACAAAGCCGCAGTAGGCAATTACACTTCAATTGCTAAATTAGGTGTTGGCTTTACAGCCGCCGAAGCCAAAGCAATGGGCTTTGTAGAGTTAATGCAAAATTTAGACAAATATGGTGGTTCAGCCGAAGCACAAACCAAAACATTGGCCGGACAATTAACATCATTTAGAATTAGTGCAGGCGAAGCCACTGAAACATTAGGACAAGGCTTATTAACTTCTGTATCTTTATTGGCAACCGGTTCAGACCAATTAGATGTATTTGGATTTAAATTACAAAAAGTTGCTACTCAATTTGCAGATATTATGGTTGGCACTGCCGGTACATTTGAGAAAAAAGGATTAGGAGCATACTTAGATTTTTTTAAAGTTGCATTAGAAGGTATTACCGGTGAAGCCACTTATGCTGGCAATACCTTACAAAAGATTGAACAAGAAGGTATTAAATTAAGAGAGAAAAGAATTTTGCAAGAGCGTGGCTATGTTGGCTTATCTCAAATAACTATTGATAATTTAGAACGCCAAAGACTTTATGGCAAAAAAGAACTTAGCACTGAACAAATTTTGGCTAAAATACAAAAAGATATTTTGGCTAGAGAAAAAGCATTGACTAAAGAAAAAAGTGCGCAAGCGGCATTGGAAAAAAAGAAGGCTGAATTGTCGGCTATGTTTGATCTTGATCGCATCAATCTACAAGCCGCATTGAGCCGTAAATTATCTGCCGAAGATGAATTGCGTGTAAAGATATTACAAAAGTTGGCTGATGGTACTAAGTCTGCCGTAGATGAAGCACAACGCTACGCTGATGTATTAAAGGTTATTGAAGATGGTCAAATTACAACCGGTGAAATTGATATGTTGGCTAAAAAATGGGGCATGACTACCACGGCTGTACAACTCTATTTAAAAGGATTATTAGATTCTAATGATGAGTTACGCAAAATGTTAGGGTTAATGGATGAATTAAAAAACAAGCAATTAGAACAATTAAGATCACAAGTACAACCAATTTTAAGTGGTATTCAACCTGTTGTAAAAGCATCACAAGAACTTGTTTTGCGTGCTAATGTCAGGGATATATTAGATCAAGCCGCACCTGCATTATCTCAAATGAAATCATTACTTAATAATGTCCCTAAAATGGCAGATGGCGGTATTGTAAATCAACCTACCCTTGCACTAATTGGTGAATCAGGATCAGAGGCAGTTGTTCCCCTAAATCAAATGGGCGGCATGGGTACAAATGTAGTAGTCAATGTAGCCGGATCAGTTATATCAGAAGGTCAATTACAATCTGTAATTCAGGATGCTTTGTATAACTTGAATAGATCAGGTGCAGTAACTCAATTAACTAATTTAGGAAGATAATGCCAGCCGCAATATTTAAAGCCGAAATTGATTTTTCAGGCGGTGCAAGTTTTGATCCTGCACTTGTGCTTGATGATCCTGCAACACCTTTAGATGTAGCGGTATTAGGTACTGCCGCCGCCGACACGGTAGATATAACATCTTTGGTAACTCAATGTTACATACGCCGCGCATTTAATAGATCATCAGATTCATTTACAGGTGGCACTGCACGCATAACTTTTGTGGATGAAACAGGTCAATTTAATCCAGCCAATACTGGTTCTAGTTTATACGGCAAGATTAAACCTATGCGCAAGATTCGCTTTACGGCTGAATATGCAGGCACAACATATAACTTAGGTTCTTTTTATGTTCAAGAATGGAATTACCAAAGCCCTACTGGATTTGATCCAGCCTATGTAACCTTATCTTGCGTAGATGGATTTCAGTTACTTAACTTAACAACTATTACATCTGTTAGCGGCGGTACAGCCGGACAAACAACAGCCCAAAGAATTACAAGTTTATTGGATGCAGGTGAATGGCCAGGTGGTATGCGTGATATTTCAACTACTGCAACCACAACCGTGCAGGTAGATGATGGATCATCAAGATCACTATTGGGTGCGTGTCAGATCGTAGAAGGTACAGACCTGGGCGCGTTCTATATGGATCAACGCGGCTATGCAAAATTCTTATCACGCAATGACATTATAGTTGCATCAGGTGGCACATTGACTGAATTTAGTGATGTGCCAGGATCAGGTGATATTACTTATCAGGCAGTAGAATTTGATATTTCAGATTATCAAATGATTAACAAGGTAACAGTTACGCCAACAGGGTTGAGTGGTTCTACCGTAAGCGATACTGCAAGCATTGATGATTACTTTCAGCATAGCCGGGTAAGAGGCGGCATTATGCAAACACAGGCAGATGCGTTGAATCAGGCACAAATGATTATTGCATCCCGAAAAGAACAAGGCGTGGACATACAACTTAATTCATTAACAGTTGATGCCTATGGTGAAAATGATCCTAGCCGGGTAGTGGCCGCTTTGAATTTAGATATGTTTGATCCAATCCAGGTTACTCAAACTTTACCGGCAGGGGATGTGGTCACAGATAGCGTGATTGCAGGCCTTACCTATCAAATAACACCTAAATCTTTTTTAGTAACCTTTACTTGCGCGATACCCTTTGCGTCAGGTTTTTTGCTATCATCTACCGTTGATGGAATTTTAGATGAAGATTCTTTGGCTTATTAGGGAGTATAGATAGATGGCAACCTTTTCAGTTGGTCAGGTATTAACGGCGGCTCAAATGAACTCAATCGCCAACCTAACCGTTAGAGCAGTGACTAGCACATCAGATACTTTAGTGGTTACAGATGCCGACAATAAACTTATTACATATTCAAATACAGGTACAACTACTATTACAATTCCACCATCTAGTTCAGTGCCAATGACTACCGGATCGGTTGTAAATGTTATTAAAATTGGTGCGGCTGGTACAGTAAGTATTGTTCAAGGTGCAGGTGTAACTATTGCATCTGCCGGGGCTGTTTCAACTAATCCTGTTATTACTCAAACTTTTGGTGCGGCTAGTTTGATTGAGGTTTCACCTGATACTTGGTATGTTGTAGGTAGAATTGCATAATGTCATCAACAATACTGGGAATTATAGCGAGTAGTGGTGCGGCGGCAGGTGCGGCTAACTCTTACGAATCTATCTCAACTGTAACTGTTGGCGCAGGTGGTAGTGCAAGCGTTTCTTTTACTTCAATACCTGCTACCTATACCCATTTACAAATAAGAGGAATTGGTTTAATAACTTCGGCTGGTGGATTTACTGTTCAATTTAATTCTGATACTAGTTCTAATTATTCTTGGCATCAATTATATGGTGAAGGTTCTATTGCACAATCTAATAGTGGTGCTACTCAAACTTTTATGTATATGGCTTATGGCGGTGGTAGCACTACTGCACCAAACGCATTAGTAACAGATGTTTTAGATTATGCTAATACCAATAAATACAAAACTATAAGGTCTTTAAGTGGTAACGATCTTAATGGTTCAGGTGGAATACAATTCTGGTCAGGTAATTGGCGTTCTACTTCTGCAATTACAAGTATAACGGTAACCGCTTCTTTTAACCAATATTCTCAATTAGCCCTATACGGAATTAAGGGGTCATAATGCCAAGTACATACGAAAAGATAGCGACTACTACTTTAGGTAGTGCAAGCGTTGGAGTAACATTTTCAAGCATACCTAGTACATATACTGATTTAAAGGTAATAATTAATGGAACGGCTAGCGGCACTTCTACTAAATATATTACATTTAATAATGAAACTTTAGGCGGCGCTCAAACTACTTATAGTGATACCTATCTTTATGGTAATGGCAGTTCTGCTTTAAGCAACAGAGATACAAGTAGTGTTGCCATTTCGTTTTTATCAAAAAATGTAGGAATTTCATCAACTTCCCCATTTACTTCTATTGTAGATGTTATGTCTTATACTAATACTGCAATAAATAAAACTTGCTTAATTGCTAATGCAAACGCGGCAGGTGGAAGCGTTGAAAGAATTGTTGCATTGTGGAGAAATACAAATGCTGTAAACGCGATTTCTTTTCTTAATACTAATGGAAGTGGTCACGAATGGAACTCAGGTTCAACCTTTACACTCTACGGAATTAAGGCGGCATAATGGCTAATACATATACTTTAATTTCAAGTGTTACGGTTGGTGCTGGTGGTGCTAGTTCAATAGATTTAACTTCTATTCCATCTACATACACCGATTTAGTTTTACAATATTCTTTACGAGGTAATTTATCGTCAAGACTAACTTATGTAATGGTTGAATTTAATGGTATAAAAACAAATCAATCTGGAAAATTATTAGCAGGAGATGGAGTTAGTGCTTACAGTGCTAGTTATTCAGATATTTTCACTGGAGGTACAGGTGCTAATGCTACTGCATCAGTTTTTGGAAATGGACAAATATACATACCAAATTATGCTGGTTCAAATAATAAATCTGTATCAATAGATTGGGTTGGTGAAAACAATGCAACTTCTTCTGATGCTTGGTTATTTGCTGGTTTATGGTCAAGTAGCGCTGCAATAAATAGAATAACTTTATACGCAGCAGATGGTGGTTTTTCTAAAACTGCAAGTTTTAACCAATACTCAACCGCTTATCTATATGGAATATCTAACGCATAAGGAGAAAACAATGACAAATAAAATAATCGTAGATTGCTCAACTGGTGAGGTGCAAGAGATTGCACTAACTGCTGAGGAAATTACAGAGCGTGAGGCTATGGCCGAACAATACGCTACGCAAAAAGCGGAAGAAGAAGCACAAAAGGCGGCTGATGCAACAGCCAAGTCTGCCTTGTTAAAAAAATTAGGAATAACCCAAGAAGAAGCCCGGTTGTTGCTTTCATAAGCATTTAAATCATGGCAACAATAAGAGAACTCACTAGCCCTAATGGTTGGCCGGCTAGTGAGGATCGTAAAGCATTAGGCATTGAAACTTTTACAGTATCAGGTACAAAGATTAGATTTGCATGTGCTAAAGCGGTTGCACCAATCCTGGTAAGTTTTGCCAAAGATTTCCATGAATTAGTTGAGCCAATAGATCAAGGCCAATTAGATGATTGGGGTTTTGCTTTTAGGCAAACCAGGGGATCAGATAGAATTTTAAGTAATCACGCATCCGGTACAGCCATTGATCTAAATGCAATTAAACATCCTTTAGGCAAGTCAAATACATTTAATAAGGATCAGCGTAATACAATTAACCTACTCATAACTAAATATGGTTTGGCCTGGGGCGGCAACTATAAAAAGCGCAGGGATGACATGCACTTTGAAATTGCGTTAAACCGTGATCAAGTTAAATCAAAAATAAAGGAGTTAGGTTTAAATGAAAATTAACAAAAAACAAAAAGAGATTTTTAAGTCATACCTAAGAAGCGTTGCAGTAGCAACCGTTACAACAGCATTGGCTTTAGTTGCTGATGTTCGCCCTGAATTAGCAATTTTGGCAGGTGCAGTAGTTGCACCTTTATTGCGCTACCTTGATCCGCAAGATCAAAAATTCGGCGTAAATAGCAAATGACCGCAAATGATTGGATGGCATTAGTCGTATCTATTGTCACGATAATTGGCTCATTTATTGCTTCAGTACGCTGGTTGGTAAAGCATTATTTAAGTGAGTTAAAACCTGATGGCAATGGTGGACATAACCTAGAAGGCCGGGTTGCCCGGATTGAATCTAAGTTAGACACGCTATACCAAACGCTCATTTCTCAAAAGTAAGTCAGCCCTATCCCCTACCCTATTGCCATGAAGATGTGTGTGGTTGTACCTAGTAGGGGTAGGCCTGGAAATGCCGAACGATTGGCACAGGCTTTTAAAGATACAAATACTGAGGCTGATTTATATGTAATTATAGACAATGATGATTCAAAATGGGATGAATATGCAAAAAGCCAAAACTACAAAAAACTACCGGCAGATAATAAAACAGGTGGTTGTGCTAAATCTCTTAATACCGGTGCAGTTAATCTTTTGGATATTACTAAATATCCTTTATATGATTATTTTGTTTTCATGGGTGATGATCACCTTCCTAGAACGCAAGGTTGGGATAAAGCCTTTATTCAGGCGTTAGGCCAAAACACTGGCATAGTTTATGGTGATGATTTATTGCAAGGTAACAATTTACCAACAGCATTTGGTATGAGCCGGGATTTAGTAGAAGCATTACAAGGTATGACATTCCCAGGTTGCGTACATTTATTCTTTGATAATTTTGTAAAACAATTAGGCCTAGATTTAGAATATTTAAAATACTTACCTGATGTAATTATTGAGCATTTACATCCAATAGCAGGCAAGGCTGAAATGGATGAAGGTTATGCCAGGGTAAATCAACCTAAATGGTATGAACAAGATTTATTAACACTACAAAGATATTTTACAAGCGCGGAGTATGCAGAGTTAGTAAGAAAATATAGATGAATATATTGATCACTGGATCACATGGTTTTGTTGGTCGTGCTTTTAGGCGTGCATTGCCACACGCTAATCTAACTTTAGTAGATTTAAAGAACGGTGTTGATTGTCGTAAGTTCTTTCAATTAGATAAAAAACAATATGATCTTGTAATTCACTTAGCCGCCGTAGTAGGTGGCCGTATGATGATTGAAAATGAACCATTGGCATTAGCCGTTGATCTAGCCATTGATGCTGAGTTTGCTACATGGGCTATGCGAACTGAACAACCTTATGTTGTTTATTTTTCTTCATCAGCCGCATACCCAACAGAGTTACAAACATTATCTAAGAAGCGTAAGTTAAAAGAAAAAGATATTAATTTTAATAAAATGGGTAGGCCGGATATGTCATACGGTTGGTCAAAACTAACCGGTGAAATGTTAATGAACTACTTGCGTGAAGAAGGTACAAAGGTATTAACCCTTAGACCATTTAGCGGTTATGGTACAGATCAAGATTTAGATTACCCATTTCCATCAATTATTGAACGCGCCATTATGAACGCTAACCCATTTAACATTTGGGGTAAGGCAAGTACAACCAGGGACTTTATACACATTGATGACATAGTAGATGCGGTCATAACTATGGTTAAAAATGATTGCAATCAAACGGTTAATCTTTGTACAGGCAGGCCAACAACCTTCTTAGAGTTAGCGCAGATCGCATTGAAAACCCTGGGATATGAAAAGAAGGCTCAAAATTTTAGGATACTAACCGATAAGCCGGCAGGTGTGCCTTACCGGGTAGGTGACCCAACCATGATGAGCGATTACTACACACCAAAAATAAGTTTAGAAGAAGGCGTTGATCGTGCCATTCGCGGATTAGTATGATCTAAAATTGGTGACTATGGCTAAT